CTATATCAACTTCATTATTACCAAGTTTATAATCACCTGTTTTCTTTTGATAATCTTTATCAATATGAAGATTACCGTCTATATCCATAGTCATACCCATACGTTGAGCTAATTCTTCTTCACTTAGAGGATTTAGATTTTCTTGAGTACCTGCATTTTTTTGAAAACATGCATCAACTTTTTCAAAGAATTCATGTTTATCATACACTGAAGCTTTATTTTGATTAACAGCAGCAGCAGAAATTGCTTCAATCATAGTCATATTAGCCCACAAAGCTTGATCATATAGGGTAATTTTTTCAGGTGGAAAAGGTATTCCATTTTTATCTCTAAAATTCTCTTTAATTCTTGTTAATGCAGTAAGACATGTATATGTTTCTTCTGCTTCCAATAGATATGCCATTTGTTGTCTTAAAATAGCTAAAAATCTACCACTAACAGGAATAGTAACTTCTTCATCATGAGATAATGAATTAAAACAATTATCAGGTAAGCCATTAATTTTCTTTAATTGTTCTTTTAAATGTTCAGATGGATTTATTGCATCATCTTGAATTTTAATGTATTCCTCTTTAGTAAGATTTCTTTTTTCAGTACTCATAATTGTATTATTTATAGTACAAAGATACAAAATATTTAGAATAAAAGCATAGTTTTTACTATATTTGTAAACTCAAAAACAACACATAAATGTTAGAATTATTACAAGAAATAATAAAAGATAAAATAACACCAAATCAGTTACTATTGCTATTTGCAATAGATGAATCAATAAGCTTTCCACAAATAAATCCACATTTAGAAATAAAAGGATTAAAGAAAGAAGGATATATTATAATGAATGAAGACCTTGAAACAGGTTGTGAACTCTCAGATGATGGGAGAAGACTAAAGATTAAGTATGATAATTACTTTATCAAAGGAAAAAAGAAAACAAACTCTATCCTAATGGGAAAAGAATATGTTAAAAAAGTTGAAGACTGGAGAGAATTATGGCCTGCAAAGAAACTACCTAGTGGTAAGCCTGCAAGAACTAATGTTAGAACTCTAACAAATAATTTTAAATGGTTCTTTGAAAACTATGACTATACTTGGGATGAAATATTTAAAGCTACTAATAGATATATAGATCAATATGAACTAACAGAATATTTATACATGAAAACAAGTCAATACTTTATAGCAAAATCTGACTCTTCTAGAGTTAAGATTTCTGAGTTAGCTGATTGTTGTGATATGCTGAAAGAAGGATTAGATGAAGATGTAACTCACTTTAAAGATAAAATAGTATGAATAGTAAACAAGCATGGGAAGGACAACATAAAGCTTTTCAAGAAGCACTTAGATATATGCTTGATAGACAATCAGGTAAAGAAAAATCAATATATACACCATGGCCAAAGTTTAATGATGCTCTTACAGATGGATTAGAATGGAATACTCTTACAGTAATAGGTGGAAGACCAGGTACAGGTAAAACTTTAATTAAAGATCAAATAATTAGAGAAGCATTTGTATTAAATCCAGCTGATGACTTCAGAGTTTTAGAGTTTCAATTTGAAATGGTAGGTAGAACCTCAGCAATAAGAGAATTTAGTTCTATAACTGGAAAAACATATAAAGAACTATGTAGTGCAGGATCAGTATTACCTACTGATGTATTTAATACATGTCATGCACATGCTAAAGAAAGAATTAAAAGTCCAGTTGATGTTATATCTACACCAATGACTGTCAATCAAATGAGAGAACAAGTGGATGCATATATGAATGAACATAAAGGAAAGAAAACTATTATAACTTTAGATCATACTATACTAGTAAAGAGAGCGCCTTATCAAAACAACAGATTAGATATGTTATTTGAATTAGGTGAATTCTTTACACAAGTTAAGCGTGAATATCCATGTATGTTTATTGCATTATCACAACTCAATAGAAATATAGATACTCCTGAGAGATCAATAGATGGTAAATATGGAAATTATGTTCTTGAATCAGACATATTTGGATCAGATGCAATGTTACAGCATGCTGATACTTTAGTTGGTTTAAATAGGCCCGCTAAACAGAAGATTAGATTATATGGACCTGATAAATTTATTATTCAAGATGATAAAACATTAGTATTACATTTTCTTAAAGCAAGAAACGGGGATGCCCGTATGAGTTTCTTTAAAGCTGCTTTTGAGAGAATGGAAATTATGGAGATGGACACACCTCCTCAACAAGAAAGAAGATGAGTTTAAATACAAAAAAAAAAAATGACACCAGAAGAACGTAAAGCTAAAGTATTAGAATTACTTGAAGAGCATGCTGATTATTTTATGGTAAATAAAATAGATAAGCCAGCATATATACCTAAGATGGCATACAGACCATCAGGTAAGGATGAACTACATGTTACATTCTTCCCTAGTGAATTAGAAAATAACACAGACATATATACAGAGTTTGTAAGTATTGATTATGAATCAGAAGATCCTAAGAGGACTCTTTATTTATTAAAGTATAACCCGCACTGGAAAGAAGAGTATGAATTAATTACAAGTAACTCAGGATTTCAAAGACATATGGTACCTGTAGGAGAATTAAAGGTAATCAATGATGTTACAGATAGAGGTCAGAGTAAGATTGAAGCTGAAGATCTAGCTGTTGCAACAGGTGAAATAAATTTAACAGATCCTGATGAGAGAGATATAGTAAACGTCCTCAAAGGAATAGAAAAAGCATTACTAAGTATTAATCAAAAATTAAAATAAAATGGCAAACATTACCCAAGAGGGATTAGATACCCCTATCACAGCAAAAGAATATCTACACTCAAATGCTATAGGTGAATTTGATACAATATTTGACCCAGCAACAGAAAAGTGTGAATACACTGAAGAACAACTAATAAGGTTTGCAGAATTGTGGGCAGCTAGTGTATTAATAGCAAAAGAAAATAAAGAAAGGTATGATGGTAAAACACGTACTGGAGGTTTATCACCTGACACTGGACCTAGACATTAATTAAAATAAAATAATAAAAAATGGCACAAAGCGTATTAGTCATAGCAGACTCCGGGACAGGAAAGTCCACAGCAATTAGGACATTAGATCCTAAGAACACATTTATAATTAACATTGCAAATAAACCTCTACCTTTTAAGGGTTGGAAGAAAGATTATACTATGATTTCTAAAGATAATTCAAAAGGTAATATGACATCAGCTTCTACAGCACCTGGTATTATTAAAGGAATGCAACATGTTAATGATAAGATGCCACATATAACTAATTTAGTTATAGATGATTGGCAATATATGTCCAGTTTTGAATATTTTGATAGAGCAAATGAAAAAGGATATGATAAATTTACTCAGATTGCAGCTAACTTAGCACAAGTTGCTAAGAAACCTAAAGATATGAGAGAAGATTTAACTATATTTTTCTTAACTCATTCAGAAGAAACAACAGATGTAAATGGACACAGAAAAGTTAAAGCTAAAACTATAGGTAAAATGATAGATAATACATTAACTTTGGAAGGTCTTTTCTCTATAGTATTATTTGGTAGAGTAAGAAAAACAGAGGATGAATATCCTAATAACCTAGAGTATGGGTTTGATACAGTAAATAATGGAGAAAATACTTGTAAATCTCCTATGGGTATGTTTAATAAACCCTTTATACCTAATGATTTACAATTAGTAAAGGATGCTATAGTAGAGTATGAAAAATAATCAATTAATTAATAACAAAAAAAAAGAAAAATGTTAAACACTAAAGACATGACCGTTGGGAGCGGCAAAGCAAGACCTTTAATGGGTCCAGGAAATTCAGAAATTAGAATTAATTCTATTACATTAGATCAAACACCATATGACAGAGAAGCATATAATATAAATATGCATGTAGAAAGTAGACCATTAGGTGGAGATTTTGAAGGATTCTTTAGAGATAAAGATAATGAATCTAAAGGTAGATATGAAGGTCAGATTGGAAGAGTAAGAGTTTCACCATTCCCTTTCAAAGATACTACATTACCTAGTGGTAGAGAGATTAATAAAGATCAAGAGATTTTAAAGTCTATGATATTCTTAGGAGAAGTATTAAATAAAAGAGATGAGTTAGATGCTATTGAAGCAGACACAATTGAAGACTTTATGTCATCAGCTAATACTTTATTTTCTAATAGTATATGGTTTAATGTATGTTTAGCTAGCCGTGAATGGGAAAACAAAGAAGGATATACTAATAATGATTTATATCTTCCTAAGTTATCTAAAGATGGTGTACCTATGGAAGCATTAGATGCTGAGAACTCAAGATTAATTGAATTCAATCCAGTAACACATGTTAAACCAGTAGTTAAGAAAACTGATACTAATGGTCAAGTAAAGAAAGACTTTGAACCTGCAACAGCTACTAAGTCAGACTTTGAGTTGTAATATTTAAATTAATAGTAACGGGTGTTGAAGAGTGTAAGTCCAGACGTGGCAGAGCCAACTTAATTAAGGAGATGAAAACATTTGCGTTACTCAGCCTTAGCCCTAAACTATTATTATTATGATTACAACAAAAAACTTTGCCAGTAATAAAAAAGATATAAAAAGCAGTTGGGTATTTGAATATTATCTAGACTTACCTGAAAGATTAACCGGTCAAGATGTTAAGATTAAATCTATTTTTAATTCTAATGATAAGACTCCAAGTATGTTTATATATTTAGATACTAACCGTAATGAATATAGATATAAAGATTTCTCTACTGGAAAACAAGGAAGTAAGATTGATATAGTTCAAGAAATATTTAACTTACCTTATTCTCAAGCATTATTCAGAATTGTAGAAGATTACAATACATTTGTTAGAGAGAATGGTTGTATGAAAGATATAGAATATATCCCTGTTGCTAAATATAAGGTAGACTATATTAAGAATCGTAATTGGAATGCATCAGATGCTGACTATTGGTTACAATATAATATAGGGTCAAGTTTGTTGACTACTTATAATATTAGGCCAATTGAGTATTATACCATGGTTAAAGAAGAGATGAATGATGTAAGTAAGATTACTATTCAAAATTCTATGATATATGGTTACTATGATAAGATGGGTGAAATATATAAAATATATCAACCTAAACAGAAGAGACATAAGTTTATAAAAGTTAAGTCTTATCTTCAGGGCCTAGATCAATTAACATATAAAAAGAAATATTTAGTTATATGTGCATCACTTAAAGATGCGCTATGTATACTTAGTTTTAATTTTGGTTTAGAAGTTATTGCTCCTGACTCAGAGAATACTATGATTAAACCATATGTAATCCAAAATCTTTTGTCAAAGTATAAAAAAGTTGTATGTTTGTTGGATAATGATGAGGCAGGACATATAGCAATGGAGAAATATAAAAAGATGTATAAGATTGATTCAGTATATCTTAAGTCTGAGAAAGATATATCAGATGCAGTCTCTAAATATGGTTCCATTGAAGTAATGCCCAAACTATACAAATTAATTAAAGATACAATATGAAATGGTTCATACCAGGTAACGTACCAAGCTCTAAGAATAGTAGAAGGTGGACTGGAAAGTTCTTTATAGCAAGTAAAACTGTTATGAAGTATAGAAAATCTACTGAAAAATTATTTAAAGCAGATACTGTATCCTTCCATAAAGAATTCAGTAAGTATGAATTACCTGTGTATGTTCATTTCACTTTCATTAGAGGAACACGTCACAAGTTTGATTATTTAAATCCTGCACAAACTGTGCAAGATGATATGGTTAAACATGGATGGATAGAAGATGATAACTGTGAATTTATTATACCATGCTTTGATAAGTATTCATATGATAAAGAAAAACCTGGAGTAATAATAGAAATTAAAGATGACAAAAATAAAAAAAGAATTACTTAATATAGATAAATTTAATAGTATGCTTAAAATGTTTAAATCCTCACTTGATGAGGATTTTTTATTGGCTTTAGATATGTGGGGTAAACATGATAAAACTAGAACTTTAAATACAATAATGGCTAGGAAAATTGGTAAGAAAAAATTTAAAGATGAAAGAAAAACACATGAAAGATTAAATACATTTGTTATATCATATAATGTATATAATCTTGATACAACTTTTCATAAATTAATTGACTTATTTATTGGAGATATAGTTTATAATGAAGAACTTCATACAATACTTATTAAAGAAGAAATCTTAACAACTGTAACTACCTTATTAGATTATCATGGGTTGACAAACAAAATAAAAATAACAAAAACAAATATAAAATTATGAGTGAAGTAATTGATGTGGTAGCAAAAGCTACTAAGACACTAATGTTTAAAGAACCATACTATGGTTTATTTCTCATTGGATTAAATAAAATATATTCAGATAAACTACCTACAGCAGGTGTGAGTAAGAATGGTATAGGTGTACAGTTAACAATGAATCCTGAATTCATATTAAGTTTAAATGAACTACAAAGAATGGGATTAATTAAACATGAGTTATTGCATATATCTTTTGGACATCTTATATTAAGAGATAGCTTTAAATGTCATAAACTATTTAATATAGCTGCTGACTTAGAAATTAATCAATATATAGATGATGAAATGTTACCTGAAGGTGGTGTAACTTTAGAAATGTTTGAAGATCTTAATCTAGATGTGAGAGCAGGAACTACATATTATTATGAGAAATTAGAAGAAGCACAATGTAAAGGTAACTGTCCTGGTTTAGAAAACATACTTAACCAAATGACAGGTAACAGTATATATGATCATCCAACATGGGATGAGTTTGATGAACTATCTGAAGCTGATAAAAAGCTTGTACAAAAACAGATTGAACATCAAATGAAAGAGACTGCTGAACAAACAACTAAAAGATGTGGTAATATACCTGGGGAACTCTCTGAAGTAATAAGAAGATTATTACATGTTGAACCACCATCATTTAATTGGAAACAATATCTAAGAAGATTTGTTGGTAATTCATCTATTAGTTATACTAAGAAATTAAGACGTAAGTATAATAAAAGATATACTGGGAATCCTGGTATTAAGATTAAATTCAAAAATCATATTCTTGTTGGTGTTGACACATCAGGTTCTGTATCTAATGATGAACTTAAAGAATTTATGAATGAATTAAATCATATGCACAAGACTGGGCATCAAATTACTGTAGCTCAATGTGATACAAATATAGGTAGTATAGAAGTATTTAACCCAAAGAAAGATTGGGATATAACAGGAAGAGGAGGCACAAGCTTTCAACCAGTAGTAGATCATTATAATGAAAAGAAAGGGACATATACAGCCCTAATATATCTAACAGATGGAGAAGCACATACTCCAGATGACTGTCCAAAGAATACATTATGGGTACATAGTAGTAATAACTACTGTAGTATTAATGAAGACTTACCCGGACAAAAAATTCAACTAAATTAATCAAATAAAAAAATTAAAAAAATGGCAGAAGTAAATTTAAACATTGAAGAACTAGATTCATTTGTAGAGCATATCATATCTAACAATAGATTTTTACAAGAACAAGGTAAATTACCTGTAGCAGTTGAAGTAGTAGGTGAATCAGGTATTGGTAAAACAACTAGTATAATGGATATGGCTAAGAAACATAAGCTTGACTTTGTTAAGTTAAACTTAGCACAAATAGAAGAATTAGGAGATCTAGTAGGATTTCCTGTAAGACAATTTCAAATGTTCAAAGAGAAAACAGTTACTATGACTGATAAAGAACTTATTAATTATAACTCTAGAACAGCAGCATCTGAAGACTTAGCTAAAATGCCACAAACTATAACCAAAAAGGTTGGGCAATGGGTTGATGAGTTAGCAGTATCTGATTATTTAAAGAGTGGATATAAAATGACTGGTAAGAATAGAATGTCATATTGTGCACCTGAATGGATTGCTGATAAAAAAGCAGGAGGTATATTATTATTAGATGATTGGAACCGTGCAGATGTAAGATTTATTCAAGCTTGTATGGAACTTGTTGACCGTCAAACATATATATCATGGACATTACCACAAGATTGGCACATTATTTTAACTGCTAATCCTGACAATGGTGATTATATGGTTAATAGTATTGATGCAGCACAGAAGACTCGTTACATTACAGCAAACCTTAAGTTTGATATTAATGTATGGGCTAAATGGGCAGAGGAATCAGGTATAGATTCAAGATGTATTAACTTCTTGTTGATGCATCCTGAACTTGTAACTCAAGAAACTAATGCAAGATCTATCTCAACGTTCTTTAATGCAATATCAAGCTTTGAAAAATTTGAAGATAAATTATCTCTAATCCAAATGATTGGTGAAGGTAGTGTAGGTGAGGAATTCTCATCTTTATTTACTATGTTTATTAATAATAAATTAGATAAATTAATAACTCCTAAAGATCTATTAACTCATACAGATGAGAAATATATATTAGGAGAATTAAGAAGTTGTATTGGAAAAGATGATACATATCGTGCAGATATAGCATCATGTATAGCAACAAGACTTGCAAACTATTCAATTGTATATTCTAAAGAGAATACAATTAATCAAAAGATTACTGATAGATTGATTGCATTATGTACTAAAGATTATTTTACTGATGACTTAAAGTATTTAGTTGTTAGAACTATCTTTACAGGTAACAGACAGAAATTCAATAAATTAATGATGAATCCAGCAATAATTAAAATGACTGTAAAATAATGGCAAAGAAAACAATATTTCAAAATATTAATGATGAAGCTGTTGAAAGATTAGGAATTGAGGAGGGAGTATACTATGGTGTATACTCTGATAGATGATCTACTAACTACAGAGACAACTAATAGTTTATCAAAACTTAAAAAAGGATTTATATTACCAGGGTCTTCAGTATCAGCAGATAGAATAAAAGAAGCATGCAAAGAACATAGTGTATTTCTTACTAATGATTATGAGTCAGCAGATTTTATAATAAATGATGGGTGTAGTACAATTAATGATATGACTACCCATGATAAATTTTCTGTTAAATCATTATTACATACGTATACTAATGGTTATATTCTAGAAGCAACTCAAGATAATAAAGATCATCTAGGTAAAAGTTTTTCTAATTATGTAGAAGATATGTTAAATGCAGATGTAGTATTATATGATAAAAGAATTGGGGAATATCATACATTACATTCTTTAGATTCTGAATCAGCACCATATGATAACCATATAATTACAGG